CGCAAGCCCGATTGTTTCGAGGCGCGATTGCCATGGTGGTTTGCTGCCAAGGCGCCGCCGCTGTTAACTCGCGCCGCGTAATCTCAGAGTCGATTTGGCCCGGGCTTCCAGCCCGGGCTTTTTTTTTGGCTCCAAATGCTACAAGCCGTAGTGTTGTCCTATAAGCGCTACGCATGTGCGCAGTTGGTTACAGTATAACCTGGCGTCAACCCGGCCCGGCGCCGGCGCCGCAAAAAAATAAAAAATTACTTTCTGGCCAAGAAAAAAAATATTTTGCTCTAAACTCCGCTTGATATTATGTATGAAGCTATTACACTATGAAGCTGCTTCAAAGCAGGATGGTCCTACCGAGAAGCAGATAAAAAAGGGATACCAAATGAACAAGCAACTCGATGCGCTCGGCAAGCGCGCCAGCGCCGCCTGGCAGGAACTCAAGAAGGGCCGCACCTGGTCGAAATGGCTGGAGGTCGGCGAAGCCCTGGTTGTCTTCCGCAAAGCCGCGATGTGCGAGGCCGGGTTCCCGGCCGGCTCCAACGAGCAGCCCGCCGGCGCCGCCTATAACGCCGCCATGGGCCGCTACCTCAAGCAGTACCGGCTCGACGAGATCGATCGCTCGGACCGCACCAAGCTGATCAAGGTGATGGAGAACCGCGAGGCGATCGAGAAGTTCTACGCCACCCTGCCGCTCAATATCCGGTTGAGCCTGAACCATCCGACCGCGGTGCTGCGCCGGTTCGAGCGCGAGACCAAGATCCCGGCCCGCGACACCGGCAAGCTCACCCCGCACCAGAAGACGCAGGCCGAACTCGCCAAGGCGCTCGAGCGGGTAACGGTGCTGGAGAAAGAGAACGTCCAGCTCAAGGCCCACATCGAGGAACTGGAGATGGCGCGGGAGAGCGAGCGCATCCGCGAGCGCATGGATGAGTTCGCCAGCCGCTCGGTGCCGCCCAAGCGTAAGCCAAAGGTCCGTCCACAGGCTGAGTTGACCCCGGCTCTCTGAAGCTACTACATGGGGGCCCCGCGGACCAGAAACCGCGGGGCCTGCCTCACGGCATGCTGCGTGGAGAGCCACACCATGAAGCGGCACAAGACTAAGGTAAGCGGCGGCGCTTTGGAACGGTTCATCCGCAAATGGGGGCTCAGCAAGCGGCAGGCCGCCGACTATCTCGGCACCTCGCCGCGGATGATCTACTTCTACATCGCCGGCACTTACCCGATGTCACAGACCATCGGGCTGCTGATCAAGGCGCTGGATGAGAACTGGACGATGAAACGGGATATGGGCAAATGACCACCAGGGAGGAGCACCTTGAGTGGTGCAAACAGCGCGCGCTGCAATACCTCGATCGCGGTGAGGTCGAGCATGCCGTCACATCGATGCTGTCTGATATCGCCAAGCACCCCGAAACAAAGCTGGCCAATGAGTATCTGGCCATGCTCGGCATGATGACGATACGCGACAACGATGCCGAAGCGGCCCGCCGTTACATTCTGGGATTTCGTTAAAACTTCATGACGCCTGCGACACGTCTATCGTCGGCTTGCGCAAGTGTGTGGTGATGTGTGTGGTGATGACAGCGGTCGTTCTGTGCGGTCGGCGGCCGCAGCCCCTGCACCATCGGCGGCTGCGGTTTGCCGGTGACCGCATTGGGCGGCGGCAGGATCACCTGAATCATCGGCGGCGCGTGCATGCACAGGCCGTGAGCTGAATTGCCGGCGCCGGCCTCGTACCAAAGACATGACCCGCAGCGCGGCTGTTCGATGTTCGTTCCCATGCGAAACACCTATTTTAGGACCTTTGTACAACCGCTTGGGATCGGCTGCCAATCATCGCAGCCGTCATCGGCGCCGAGCGGATGATAGTCCTTCAGGCAGTGGCCGATGCGCTCGCCGTTGGGGTCGGTCCCCCGCCGCTGCCAGTGATTGCAGGTCGCGCAGACCTTCCCGCGCAGGCTGTCGATCTGGTGTAAGACGGTCAGGACATCGCTGACGCGCGTCATCTAATACCTCCCCTCCGTAATATTATTGCGCAGCGGTGACACTACGGAATCACTGTCACCGCGTGTCACCGCGACTTGTCACCGGCAAAAAAATCAATTTAATCAAACTGTTAATCCGGTGACACAGGACCGGTGACAGCCGGTGACACTGGATTCAGGGTGTCACCGGGCAGGCGATACGCCCCACCGTGATTCTCGAGCACACCATCCTTCGCCAACCGATTTAGAGCCTGCTTGGCGTTGGCGTGGCTCATCCCTTCCAGCTGGTCGGCCAGCTGGCGCGGCGTAAGACTCCCACACTCCTTGAGAAGGTCCAGGATCGCTTTGCGCGAATTCGACCGGTAAACCTCCGTCGCCTCGCCGAGGATGTGCCAGCGGGCGGTGTCGCGGTCGAAGTTGACCGCTTTCTCGATCTCCTCCTCGAGGTCACGGCCGCGCACATAAAGCGTCGTGCCGGCGCCGGTCCGCTTAAGCAGCGCAATGGTGTCGACGCCGCCCTGCAGGCCGAGCGTGCCGGATACAGTGTCGTAGACGTCGCCGGCCTCTTGCTTGCGGTCATGGTGCGCCACGATGACGGACAGGCCACTGTGCACACGGCAGAGCCGCACCAGCCCCTCGGCGGCCTCCATATCCGCCTCGTAATCGGTCTGCCCGGCGCGCTTGGGGGCACGCACCCGCGCCAGCGTATCGATGACGACCAGGCGCGGTTCCGGCCTGTCCGCGCACCACTCACCAATGCCGTCGAGCCCGCCCTCATCAAGCCGCAGCCACTCGATCGCAAACTCAAGGCGCTTGGGCCAGTTGTCCTTCAGCCCGCCATAGTGCTTGGTCATGCGCCGCTGTAGGCGCCGCCAATTATCCTCGAGCGCCAGATAGAGCACATCGCCGCTGGCCGGCGGATTGCCGTTGGGAGCAACCAAAGTAACATCGCCCTTGGCGATCGTGCCGGCGATCTGCTGCAGCAACCACGATTTGCCGATTTTCGGGCGGCCGACCAGAAGCGTGACGCCTTCAGGCAGCAGGTACGGAACGATATATTTCAAGGGATCAAACCTCCGATCGCACAAACCATCGCCGCTTAGGCGTTCGCGCCACCACCCCAAATCCGGCGGGCGCTTGCGTTCGCGCAAGCCATCGCGGCCTTGATATATGCCGTTGCCATTACGGCTGCGTGGCGGATCATTGCAGCAATCATGATCATCAATGAACTTCTCCCACTCCGGCGGTAACGGCGGCAATTCATCCCACCACTGTTCCATTCATCGCCTCCCTGTCAGGCTTTTCCATTCCAGCATCAGCGTTTGAACATCTGCCTCACTCCACTTGGGATCGAACCGGTGACCCGCCCGCAATCGCCTCATCACGTGCTTCACCGCAGTTCGGTCGCAGCTGGCGAGCCGGCCGCGTGCCCCGTCTTCTGCGAGCGCACCGAGACCGTCGCGCAGCTCGTACATCAGCGCCTCAATCGTGCTCTGTGCAGTCACGCAGCGCCTCCGCGATCAGTGGCGCGGCGACTTGGAAGGGGATGCCGGCGAGGTCAGCGGCTACAGCGAGATAGTCGGCACAGTCGTGGTAGGGCTTACCGGCGCGGTGAAGTGCGCCATAGAGCGTGCAACTTTTGTTGAAACCCGTCTAACTTGGTTGGCATTTTGTTCCTCCCGAGGACAAAAAAAATGCCCTGCCTATTCTCTTTGCGATTGCCAATCATATGCCCGCAGCCGCACCCGGCAGCCGTCGGGAATATTGCCGTAGTTGACAGTAAGCGACCGGCAATTCTGATCGTTCTCGAACAGCCGCAGATGCTCCAGGTAATCGAGCAAATACTTGATGCGGTTGTCGATGTCGGAGTGCAGCTCGTCGGCCAGGCGGCGATCCCACAACACGTCGCAGGCGAAATAACCAACAATCGGCTGGCGTAGCAGAGTGTGCTGCCGCGTGTAGATCAGATGCGCATCGGCGGCGCGGCGCCACCGCATTACCTTCGACGCCTTGTTGCCGAGCCGCCATTGAGCGCCGGCGCGATTGATGGAAGGCGGGGCCGGCAGATCGAGCACGATCAAGTTTTGTTTCAGCAGCGGAATTTCAGTATCCTCTGACTTTCGAAAGTTCGCAGCAATTTCAATTATGCCGAACGGCCCCTTTTCATCCCCCCTCATTCCGATACTCCTTTCAAGAGAACAAACAGCGGTCAATTTCATTGACACGTTATATTCCGCGCGGAATAGTGTCATTACTAATGGCGGTAATGTTTAGGGGAGAACTGCTGAGTATACGGAGCACTCAAAATGATCGACTTTCAGACGCACAATGTACGGCGCAATGCGCGCCTTCCCCTCCTCCGCGTCACCGGACCACTTTGGTTGCGATCGAGTAAGATGCCGGGCCACGTCGAGATGGGATGGGGCTCTTCGCGCATCAACGCCAGAGGCCTTGTTGTCTACGATGAGGTGCTGCTTACGGTCCATCCGTACGATTCGCTGGTCGGCGCCAATACCGACATCGCGGTAGCGGCGCGTGAGATGTTGCGGCGCCAGCTTATTGAATGACATCGGGTTACGCCTGTTCGAAAAACCAGCGGTCATCCCATGGAATCGCGCGTCGGATGGCCGCCTGGCGGATATTCCTCAATGCCGTACTCAGCGGCACATGCGTTCCGGCCTCCCACTTCGAGACTGTCGCCTGTGTAACGCCGGCAAGCGCCGCCATCTCGTGCTGGCTGACTTTGAACACGTTGACGCGGATGTGGAACATCGAATTCATCTGTGAATTGTAATGCGATGGTGCATTGACTGTCAAAGCAAAAACGAATTGGGTAATGATCTACCTTACAGGTCATGCCCTCCATGCACCTTCCCAGCGTCATTAAAGAACTTCTCGAACTGACAGACTTGCCGCAGCACAAGCTCGCCAAACGGCTCGGCACCTCGCAGGGCAGCATTTCGCGGTGGCTCACCGGCAAGCATGAGCCGACCAAAGCGCAATGGGACCGCATTTACAGCCTGTATTCTGAATTGAAGGGCTGGCGTCATTCGATCGACGCCAAGATCGCGCCGTACGATCAAGGCATTCAAGACGACATCCACGAAATCGTTGATCGCATTTTGAAAAACGTTCCGCCGTCGCGACGGCGCTAAAGTTGAACCATTCAGAGATGCATTTTTATTGACGGTCCATTCACTCACGAATTATGATGGAACGCTTTGGCGTGCCGGGTCCCCTCAGCCACTTTCCGGCATGCCAAACCGGGATCGGCGCCGCTGATCGCGAGACGCAGCGGCGTCGGTCCCACACCCATTGCTGAGATAATGTCATGAAAGATGATCTAAAAATCGCCAAGCAGATGGTGAGCAACGAGCTGGACCGGCATATCGCGTTCCAGCGCCAACACCCGAACGTCGAGTACAAATACTGGTCGGCCGAGATGGGACCGCTCCCCAATAATGCCGGTTACGACGCGACGTTCATTCATGTGGTGATGGGCGTGCGGCACGAGTTGTCAAAGAAAAACGCGATGATGGCAGCGCTCGGTTTCTGCAATGCGCGCGAACGCTATCCCGATGCCGAGTTCTATCTGAACCTGATGGGCTATGACGCTGATCCTCGCGAAATCTGGGAGCACGAGGAGGCCGCCCGTTATGTGCGGCGCTGGGCCAGGTTCGCCGGCCTCAATTCGCCTGACGATGTAAAGGTGAAGCTCGCCCACGGCGGGATCGGCTTTCTTGGCGCCTGTGGCTGCTGGGGCGAAGCCTACAAGCAGGAAGTGATCCGACGGTTCCGTGAGCAGAACGGCCAGGTGAGGGCCTCCTAAGATGCTCACCGCGGCACCGGCCTGGAGCAGGAGGAAGAAATGACCGCACTCGACACTGTGATCGCCACGCTTACCGAGAACGTATTCAACAGCGTCGCTGAGGACGGCGGGGTTCGTGTCCCGGTGTGGTTGTTGGAAACAGACGCCGATGAGCTTATCGCAATAACGACGCCAATCGATCAAGACACCGACAGGGACATGATCGCAGTGGCGATGCGTATGCTGTTGAAGGAGAAGAAGGCTGTTCGTTACGCCTTCGCGATGGAAGCGTGGTTCGCGCTTGACAGCCAAGAGGCACCGCTGCCGTCAAAACGGCCTGATCGCCAGGAGTGCATCTTCGTCAGCGGCGAGGATCGCAACGGCGAAAAGCAAAGCCTAATGCACGAGATCGACCGTTCAAGCGGCGCCGTAACCCTCAAACCGCCGAAACGAATAGACGCCGCCTTCGGACGTTTCTCAAACTTGTTAAGTACAAAACAATGAGGGACTGATGCTCACCGCAGCGCAGCTCGAAGCGAGAGCCGGCAAACTGACGGCCAGCCGTTGCGCCTGCCTGATGCGCGGCGAGGTCGATAAAATCATGCGACTGTGGCATGAGCTGACCGGCCTGGAGCAGGAGGAAGACAAGTCGCACATCTGGGAAGTGCGGCTCGGTGAGGTCACCGAACAGCTGCAGCTTGATTGGTTCGAGGAGCGGAACCGAGTGGCCGTGACGCGGCGCGGCGAAGTTGTCGTGCATCCCCTCCACGATTGCTTTGCCGCAACCCTCGACGGCTGGATCGAGGAACCCGGCCGGCCGATCGAATGCAAGCACACCGGTGACCGCGAGCCGGTCGAGGTGGTGATCGAGCGCTACCAGCCGCAGCTGCATTTCCAGATGTGCTGCACCAACACCAACCAATGCGCGCTCAGCATCATCCGCGGCCGCGCGGAGCCGATCATCGAAGAGATCGAGCTGAACTATGACTATGCCGACGAGCTGATGCGCCGCGGCTTCCAATTCATGGAGTTCGTCAAGCGCAAGATGCCGCCGGTGATCCTGCCGGCAGTGCCGCCGCCGGTGTCCAAATTCATCGACTACAATATGACCGGCAACGACAACTGGCGGCGCTACGCCCAACAGTGGCTGCAAACCCAAGGCGCCGCCAAGTCGGCCGAGGAGGCCTCCAAGGTGCTCAAGAGCCTGGTGCCGGACAATGCCAGGAAATGCTTCGGTGACGGCGTACGCGTCACCCGCGATCGCGCCGGCCGGCTATCACTGAGGACAGACGAATGAGAGAGCAGCTAGCTGAACGGCTCGAGGCTGGCCGGGTTCGTAGCGGCCGTTTGGGCAGCGATCCGAGCTATGGCGCCACCGGCGCCTTCGACATTCAAGGTCCGTGCGGTGAACAGCTCAACATCATCGCCAACGCAGCCAATGAATATTCCGAAGGCTGGGAACACGTGTCGGTGTCGATACAACGCCGCCGGCCGCCGAACTGGCAGGAGATGTGTTTCGTAAAGGAACTGTTCTGGGGTGATGACGAGTGGGTGGTTCAATTCCATCCGCCGAAATCTGAGTACGTCAACAATCACTCACGCTGCCTCCATCTGTGGCGGCACAAGGATTTCCCGACGCCGCCGGCAGAGCTGGTCGGCGTCAAGGAAATAGGCACGCTGACATGAGCGAGCACCGCGACCACCTTGATCGGGTGCGGCTGCGCATCACCACAAGGATTCTCGAATTCCACGCGCGGCAAGGTTACGAGGCAGCTTTTCACGCTGATGATCTGCGCAGTTTTGTGATTGAGGAAGTACATGTCGCACCGGCCAGCGCTGATCGTGTCCTGCGTGATCTGCGCCAGCACGGCACATTGGACTACATCGTGTTGAGCCGCCGGCAATCGCTTTATCAGTTCGTGCGCCAACAGCCGCCACCAAAGCCGCCAGAGAACAAATGGGGTACAGACGACAATGGCCAATTCCAGCTGCTTTGAAGTGTTCGCGGTGCATGCGTGGAGCAACAACGCCGAGCCACCGGCGCCGATCCTCAAGGTGGCATCGCTGGACGTGGCGGAGGCGATCGCTGCCAAGCTCAAGCGGCAGCGCTTCACCACCAAGGAAGGCGCGCGCGTCCTGCGCTATTCCGCCGTCTTCATCAGGGAGACAGAAGCATGACAAACGAGGTCACCGTCATTCCGCCGATCGCTCTGCCGTCCGCGTCGTCCAATACGGCTCAGGTGTGCGCCGCCTTGGCGACCGCGCAGGCCAAGTTCGATAACCCCAAGCGCAGCAAGACCGCAACGGTAAAACCGCGTGACGGCGGGCAGGGTTACACCTTCGACTATGCGCCGCTCGAGGAGGTGGTTAAGGCTATCAAGGATGGACTGGCCGAGAACGGACTGTCGCGGCAGCAATACCTGTTCCGCGGCCCGGATGGCGTCTACTGGCTGCGCACCGTGCTGTGGCATTCATCTGGCGAGTGGATCAGCGGCGATTATCCGGTGATCTACAGCAAGGAGTCAGCGCAGGGGTTTGCCGGCGGCGTCACCTACGCCAAGCGACAGGGGTTGTCGCTGCTGCTCGGGCTCGCGGCCGAGGATGATGACGACGGCAATGGAGCCGATGCCAATGCTGCCACCATCCAGCCCACCAGCCAGGCGCGCGGCCCGCAGACGCGCAAACCGCGCGAGCCGGCCCCCAACGTGATGCCGCCGCACGATCCGCAGACCGGCGAGGTCGATGAGGAATTCGAGGCTTACGATTCACAGCTGGTTGCGGCGATCGATAGCGGCGGTTCCGCCAAGATGCGGGAGGTGTGGAAGACCTTCCCCGGCCACATGCACACCAAGCTGCAGCCGCGCGTCAATTTCTACCTGCAGCGAGCGAAGGCAATCGATGAGGGCCGCAAGATCGGGCAAGAGATGGGGGAGCGAACCCGCTGAAGGTGTGATCTGACATGGGGGATACATGAAACCAACGCCGCCTCCGCGCAACTGGTTGAGGGATGCCATGAGCGAAAAACGGATACCGAAATACATGTCACTGAGCGAATTAGCATTCGAACTTGACATCTCAGAGTCAAGTCTTGAGGCTTGGATCAAGGCGCGGCAATTCCCGGCGCCGAAAAGGATGGGGCCACGTGGAATGCGGCGCTGGTTGTGGAAGGAGGTCGAAGCGTACATCGAACAGTGCAGCAAAGAAGCGGATCCTCATTGCGCTGACAAACAAGCTGATGAAGCGAGGAGAATTAGGGATGCCACAATCGACGAAATGGACAGGACTGATATTCGCAAACGTCATTGATCAGTATATCGACTCGGAGGAGTTTCAAAACCTCCGCCCCAACAGCAAACGCAGCTACCTGCGCGTTCTCAGAGTAGCCTCAATCTTGAAAGGACTCGGCGGCACGCCGTGTGAAGACATGCGGCCGGCGCTGGTGCAGGGCTTCCTCGACGGCTTTCGCAACAAGCAGGCGGCCAAGCAGAAAGCCCGCGCCGTGCTCAAGCAAGTCGAGAACTTTGCGATCGTTCGCGAGCTGCTGCCGATCCCGATCACCATCGGCACCAAAGCGCCCGGCTCCAAAGGAGGCCACACACCATGGACCGACGAGCAGGTGGAATATGCCCAATCTGCGGTGAGCCCCTACCTGGCGAAGGCCATCACTTTGGGCGCCAATACCGGCCAACGCGGCTCCGATCTGATTCGCATGTGCTGGAACCATATTGTCGACAAACGGGGGCGGCTGGGGATCAAGGTGACCCAGCTCAAGACCGGGCTCAAGATCTGGGTGCCGTTCACCCGTACCCTGATGACAACGATGGCGAGCTGGGAACGGAGCCCCGGTCCGATCCTGCGCAAGCCTGACGGGCTGCCGTTCAGCAACCGGGCGCAGCTCACCGACCGCTGGGCGCGTGAGCGTGCGCACCACCCGCCGCTCGCCGGCCTGGTGATGCATGGGCTGCGCGCCACGGCCTGCGTGCGGCTCAAGCGGGCGGGGGCGGAAGTACCAGAGATCTCATCGATGGTCGGCATGAGCGAGGTGATGGTGGCGCGCTACACCCGGTTTTCGGAGCAGGAGGAGAATGCGCTGGCGGCGGTGTTCCGGCTCGACGGCGAGCCCTATGTACCGACCCGCTTCACTGCAATCGCTTCAGAGGACTAGGGCGTGAACGGGTGGTAAACAGAGCCAGATATTGCAATGCACAAAAATTGCTAATGTGCCAATGATTTCAACGCAACGTGATCTTCGACCGGAACGCTAGATCGTTGAAATCATTGAACAATCCAGAAAAGAACCAACCCAGAACAGTGCAAAATGGCACATTCTGGGTTGGCCTATTTAATTCAAAAACACACTTTTTGAACACATCCCGTCGGTCAGCTCGGCGTCGGCGCGGTCGTGTCTTCGGCCGGCACCCAAACGGTGATCCAGCCTGCGGTCGGATGGTAGACCGCCTTCATCTCATACTTTTTCTGGTTCTCGCCATCGCCGACGGTGATGTAAATCGGCGGGGTCGGACGCGGGTCAGTCGGCCCCCATATGCCAAGCGGCGGCGATCCGCCTCCTCCACCCGGCGGGATGAAGATCGGCGGGGTCGGCCATGGTCCGGGCGGTCCCCAAATGCCCGGTGGCGGACCACCAGGCGCAATCGGGTGGGCCGGATAACCCGGACCGGGCCAAATTCCGGGCGGCGGACCACCAGGTGCTATCGGATGAGCCGGATAACCAGGTGACCCGCCAGGCGGTCCGACAATCGGCCCACCGCCGATCTCCAAGCCTGCATATGTCATCGTTCCAACAATCGTTACCGGAATAGCCGCCATACTTCTCCTCCTCCTGTTTTAATGCGGATGCGGTGTTGCGGCGCCGACAGCGCCCGACGTCGCCGGAATGACCGGCAGCGGCACCGCTTTCTCAATCATCGAGATATCGACCTGAGCCCACATGCCGGTGAGATCGCTGCGCTCCCACAACGTTCCGTCGTCGCAAAGCGCAACCAGGCCGCCGGTACCGGTGGGGATTGCAACAATCTGGGTGATCTTCCGATGATGGACAGGCCCTATGTTCTTGTGTTCTGACGCCATTTGCTAGCTCCTAAATTGCCGAGCCGGGATCAATTGCGGGCCGACCGCCAGACGGTGCGGCAACGCCGCTCGGAATATAGCGTCCGCGCACCGGGTAATACTGCCCGTCATGTGTGACAGCGTGAATGTAGGCCTCGAGCAGCTGCAGCGCTTTCAGCTTTTCCGCAGGAGTGACCGCGCGTCGACCGAGCCGCGGCGCCCCGTATGGGGTCAGCCGGTATGGCTGGGGGTACGTCATCCGATCAGCCACGCCGAGCCATTGGAAAACACCGGCACTGCGTTGCCGCCGCCACCCGTTGCCGCAGCCCCGAATGCCGTCGAGGTGGCGTCGGTCACGAACGCCCGCGAGCCGACGCCGGCACTCGCCGCGGTAGGCAGCGCCCCGACAGTGCCGGGCGACGTCTTCGTCACCCCTTTGGCACTGACCGACAGCACAGGGGTTGCGGCGGGAGTGGCCGCTCCTGCGGTGCCAGACGGCACAACGCTGTATTGCAGGCCGCCGTCCGACATCATCGACAGCTCGCCGCCCGGCCCGTTGTTCCAATAGGATGGGACGATCCCGGCCGCCGTATAGATGTTGAACGCGAGATTGCCCGAGGCGACGTAATTGCTGGCAAAGAACTCGGCGTGCGAGGCGTTCGCCGGCATCGTCTCGTTGGCCGACACCGGGCCGTAAAACCGCGTCTGACCGCTCGCAAACACCGTCACCAGGGTGGTGGGAGTGGGGACCGGCGCATCGGCAGCGCCAGACGGCACCACCTGATATTCCAGACTGCCGTCCGGCATCACCGACAGGAAACCGCCGGGGCCAGTCTGCCAATAGCGCAGGATGGTGCCGGGGCTTTCGTAGACGTTCCAGCTAAAGCGGCCGGTAATATCGGTGACGTAGGTGTTGGTGAAGATCTGCGCGTGCGCCGCATCGGCCGGCAGCGTTTCGTTGACCGACAGGGGGCCGTAGAGTTCGAGCGGACCGGCGCCTGTAAGCCCGAGCACGTCGATGGAGAATCCACCGGCTCCCCCATCGAGCGTGCTGGAGAACGTCATGGTGTAGATGCCACCGGCCACAAGGTCACCACCGGTGACGAGCACTGCCCCGTTATCCTTGTAGACCGGGAATTCGCCCAGTCCGGCGACATTGGCGGTGACGTTGCCGGTGCTGCCGACCGGCGCCACGAAGGTAAACGCTGGCGCCAGGTCACTCATTACCGTAACGGTCGGCGCGTCCTCGAACGGCTGCAGCTCGAGCTGGTTGGCGCTGCCGCCGACCGTCGCCTGGCAAGGGATTGTGGTGAAGCCGGCGACCGCATTGAACTGGGTGTCCAGCAAACTGGCTGGATTGTCGCCCTGCGGCAGCGACGCGAATACGACCGGCAGCGGCATGGGCTCTTGGCCTTTCTGAAATCCTACGGCTACGGTCCCTGCAGATACCACACGTCATAGGACAGGTTGCCGCCCGAAAAGGTCAGCTGCAGCGCCTCGCCGGCCGCCGTCCACAACATCGGGTCGAGATTGGCGTTGCCATCGTCGCAATTCAGCTGTCCTTCTGCAGCGAGCTGAAACTGCTGCGAGAGCGGACCCGACACTGACCCGGTGAACTGGGCGAGCGCGGGTGGCGTGGTGACGGCGCCGACGGTGATGATGAAGCGGTAGACCTTGATGATCGCCCCCGGCAGCGCCGCCACCACCGTGATTGGGGAGGCCGCTCCCGGCGCCGCATTGAATGCGTGCAGCGCTTCGGATCGTGGACGCAGGCTCATCCGCCGTATCCCCTCTTGGCTTTATGCTTGCCGCGACCTGCGATCCGGCTGTGCTTACCGGCGCGCGGCGAATGGAACGGCGGCAGCTCGCGAGCGTCATCGCGCCCGCGCGGGCCTCTGCTGCCCTTTCGCAGCAGCTCCAGCTCACGATTGCGGATTCTCTTCGGCATGGCTCATCCCTTCTTGACATACAACCAGATCAGCGGCGCTACGCCCAACACAGAGAACGAGCTGGCGGCGATGATGCGCAGCTGCAGCGGATCGTAGATCGTGTATGCCCACACGCCGCTGGCGGTTATGACGGCGATCATCAGCAGCACGCGCGTTGCCAGGATCTGCGCCACCACCTTAGCGGTGGCGACATAGGCCGGCGTTACCTGCTGCACCGGCTCGGAGAATAGCCGCTGTTGTCCCGGCTGCGATGGCGGCGCCGGGCGCGGCGCAGCCGACGGCAATATGTTTGATGCCGAACCAACCAGCTGCGGCGCTGTTGCGATGCCCTCCCTGATCGGCACCACCGGCGGCGGTTGCCGATGCGCGACCGGATCGAACTCGAATCCGCCTTGTTCTACCATTTTACCTCCGCCATTGAATTTTATGGTGGGAACTAATTGAAAAAATCGCCCTCATCACCGGGCGCTATCTTATGCTTGATCTGGGTCAGCTTGGCACCGTTGGCGATCGCCACATTCTTATCCCGTTTCGATGTGTTCTTGTCGTGGATTACCTCGCGCGTCGCTTGCTTCAGCTCCTCGAGGAACGCATCCCAATCATTCTCTGCATTCGGTTTCTTCCTCATCGTGCGCCTGGTCGTAAGCCATCATCAATGGGGCTGGATGGATTCGGCCGCAGCGGGTCGGGCGCGACTGGATAGTCAACCGTTTCGCCGGCGAGCGTACCGAGCTGCGGCGCAAACACATCGAGGTTCTTCATGAACCATGTTCCATTACGGTCGCGGGTGATGCCGGCTCGTCTGATGATATCGGCCGCTTCTTGCCGCAGCGCCGCCGGTGCCGACTGATCAAAGTAATGATCGAGCGCAGCGTTGAGCCCGGTGCTTGCGATAGTGCCGCCTTTGGTATGCGTAAAATGACCGATGGTGGCGATGATCGCCTTCAAGGTGCTGACGTCCGGCACGCCGGACTGCGCAGCCGCGACAAGCTTCTGGTTGGCTTCCCATGCCGCCCGCTGCGCCTCAATACCCTGGTTCCATTTCCTTTCAACTGCACCTCTGAAGCGCGGGTCGTTGGCTTGTCTCCCATTCAGACTGTATTGACCCTGTCTCGAGAGCTGCCTGGCGGGATCACCACCGAGGTCCGTGATCACCTCGCGTTGCAGCTGCTTCCCCAGCTCGCTCAGTTCGTCAGGCGTTTTTGGCGCTATCCGACCGGCCGAATATTCAGCTATGCCACCCAGCAGCTTGCCGCCGCCTGCTCCCAGCGCAGTCTGCATAACTTTCTCGATGACCGGATGATTGCTTGTGGTCGGCTGCAGCGCACCACCGATGGCGCCCTGCCCGACAGCACTGCCCAGCATCCTGCCGGCAGCAGGAACTGCCGCGCCCACACTGCCGGCTGTCAATGCTCCGAGCCCGGTCGTGGTTGCGGCCGAGCCAAGAAAGCGCGCCGGCCCACTGATATGGCGGCGCTGTAGCCGCTCTTCTCTTTGCTGAATCTCACGGTCCGTCGATGGACTGAACCCGTGCGCCATATGCGACATCTCCTGGAATGGATCAGCCGCACCTTCCATGAAGCTCTCAACCGGTCCAAGTTCCTCTTCCGGCGGGGCAGTCGCGCGACGCGGGCGCGGCTCTGATACGCCAGCGGGAAAGCGACGCCGCATCTCATTGGCAATTGCTTCCGGTGATGTCCCCTCTGGAAACGGGACCAGCTCACCGGTCGCTTTGTTTTTCACCATGATATCGGCCATGACTACCTCAATGTCCCGGTTGCCGGGTCAAACTCGAGTGTTGGCGCAGAGCGCGCCGGCCCAACCGTCGATACACTGCCAGTTGCCGGATCATATTCATGAGTGACGCCGGCGCCGGGTGCCGAGCTCGGGCTGGGGAATGTCGGCGTCACTGTCGTTACACCGAGCTGCTGGCTCATGATGTCCTGAGCCTGATTGACGATCATCTGCTCCTCATCCATCGATGAAATACGATTGTCGAATTCCTGTTTGATCTGAGATGCCACCCGGAACATCGCGGCCTTGGGCATACCGGTGTCCATCCACTCCTTGCCCTCGCGCTGCGCATTGACGGTGAGGATTGCGCTCATCCTCGTCGTCGTCAGCACCCGCTGCACCTCATTGCGGACAGACTGTGACATCAGATCGAACGCAAACACATCAGCATCACCGGCAAACTCTTTCTTCAGCCAGCGTTCCCAGCGATTGACAACGGTGCTACCGAAGTCATCGACCTTTAAGCCAGTCGCAATCCAGGTGTCGATCTGCTTGCGCGCCAGCCGCTCATAGGCATCGACAGCAACGCGCGTCATGGCGACGTCCCGCTGTATTTGGGCGATCGCGGCGGGGCCCGCTGCTGCAAGGCGTCTGATGCCGATACGCTGCGCGTCGATCTTGTTCTCTGCGTCCGTGAGCGCGGTCGCAATCTGCTCTTGCGACATGCCATGGGTGGCGCCGTAGCGATTAATGGCGTCGGTGTATTTTTCGATATTACGGGAGCTGACACCGCGCATGGCATCGCGCGCATTACCCTTGAAGGCCAGGGCAGCTTTAGTGTCCCAAACCGCATCGTTTTGTGCGGTATTGACGTGTTTATCGAAGTCCTCAGCGGCCTTCAGCGCGCCCTGAAACAGCTTGTATTGCTCCTCACCAAACTTGTCGTATTGAATGATGTTCTGCTGATTGAGCAGCTCGAGCGCCATCCTGTCCTGGTCCTCCACCGCCAGCGCCTTCAGCTTTTCGTTTCGCAGCTCGCTGGTGATCTTGCGATCGTTAAGAACGTCGTTGATGTACTGCCGCTTGCGCGTTTCGCTATCGCGAATGACCTCGACCTGGTCTTGCCATTCCTTGTAGCGCTGATTGAAGTCGTCGGTCTTGCCTTTCGCCCAACCTTCCACCATGCCGTTGAAGGCGGTGAGCGCGAACATCAGGCGCTCCTGGGTAGTGCGGCCGCTGAGTGACGCGAACACCGAGATGGCGTTCATCACCTGTACGCCCTGCCCGTTAGGACCGAACAATTCGCCGAGGTTATAACGAAGCTTGGGGCGCTCCGGCAGCTCAGCCGGCGGCTGGCGCGGATGCTCGCGCAGGAACCGTATGTCCTCATCGATCCCCTTGAGTTCAGCCTCGCGCTCCGGCCGCGTCGCTTCAAGCTTATGGGTTGCCGCTTCGTAATATCGTTTCTGACTTGCCTCCAGGTCCGCTCGCGCCTTTTTTGTTTCCTCGATCTGCCGCTCGGTTTCCTCCATGAACCGCGGGTACATCGTTTCCGTAGCGGTCGGAGGTCTCGGACTGACACTCTTGGGGGGCTCGAGGTCGGCCGGCTTGGTCGTTACCGGCTCGGCGGTGGAGGTCGGCCCCGGCACCGTCGTGGGCGGATCAACAGGCTTGGTGAACAGATCCGCTGGTGCGCGGCCGCTCTCCGGTACTACGCCACGATCGAGGATATCAACATCGTCCGCCATTACGGCAGTGTCCCTTGTGTATCAGCGCCGCCCTGATCGCCTCCTTCAGCGCCTGAGAAAGTGCCGGGAGAGCCGCCAGCGCCTGCAGTCCCGCCGTAGCGGAACATATTGGCCAGCGCCTCCGCAAACTTGTTGCCCAGCGCCTGGTTGTTGGCGAGGTTCTGCTGACCGTACCGCATGAGCTGGTCGTTGTAGGCGAGCGCGGTCTTGATGTTGTCCTGAACTTTCTGCTCCTGCAGCGCCATCATCTCGTCATCGATGTTCTGCACATGGCGTGAGAAGTCACGGCCGCCGAAGCGGCCGACGCCGCGGTGCGCATTCGCCATGCTCTGGCGCAGCGCGTTCATCTCATTATTGCGTCGCAGCCGCAGGCCTGCAGCCTGATAGGGGTTGAGACCGATTCCGCCCATCGACGGATTGAGCATCCCGGCCATGGCGAGCGGATCACCCATGCCGCCCATGCCGCCCATGCCGAGGCCGAGCGGGTCCATCGGGGCCATCGGATTGCTGCCGCCAAAGCTTCCGCCGCCTCCACCTCCCGCAGCAGTGGATCTCAGCCATTGCATGACCTGATTGACGACATCGTTATCGCCAGCAGGCGCAGGCGGGCCCGCCGCAGGCGGCGGTGCTGTTTCATCAGGAGGCATGGACGTAGTCCTTTCTGGGATTTCCAGGAAATCCCGGTACAGGCCTGCGGCCTATCTGCGTCTTCCCTCAGTTCCTCCAACGTGACGAGCTGCGGCGCTGCCGGGGTATAATTGATTGCGCAGGCGCTGACGCTCCATGAACTCGCGGCGCATCCGCTCCATCCGCATGCGCGCGGCCAATGGATCTGAGAACTGATTCATGTACGGATTGTAGCCGGCGCCGCCGCCCATCATTTGCTGCTGCATCATCTGGCGCAGCATGTTCATCAGCTGCTGCGCCTGCGGATTGCCGCCCTGCGCGGCCGTCGCGACGCCTCGCAGCGCATTGGCGAGCTGCGTGAACGCCGCATTGGCGCCGGCACCACCACCTGCACCACCACCTACACCGGCAGCTTCGCGGGTCAGCGCGCCAGACCCCGGCGTCGCCCCGGTTAGCTTCGCAGCCTCATCGCTGTAACTCTTATCGGCGGTTGGTGTGGTTGGCGTCGTGGGTGGGGTGGCTGGTGCGGTTCCGGTCGGAGCGCCAGAGAGTTCCGCGTCAGTCGGCGCATAGCCTGCGGGGGTGCCGCCGCCACCGAAGGTGCTGGGATCGGCGGTCGCCCAACTGCCACCACCACCGCCGCCTGTACCGGTGGCGTCGCCCACACCAGTGCCGCCCAGGTCAGCCGGGCTCATCCCCGGGGCGACCATGCCGGCAGCCGAGAATGGATCAGCAGCACCGCCAGGTATTCCGGCCGGCGCTGCGGCCTGGCTCAGCGCATCCACAGGCGGCGCGATCTGTGGTGCAGCCGGTCCGGCTACCGGTGACGATACCGGATCGATACCGAGCCCGCCGCCCGCATCGATGGCCAGCTCGTCCTGGAAGTTGGCATTCGCTATCAACTTGTATGGATCAAACCACATCACCGTCCTCCCAATCCGCTATCCGCCAGCGCTCGTGCGGCGATCATCTGCTTGACGCCGGGGCTGAGCGTTCGCGGGTCGACACCGAGTTGCTGCGCATACTGATCCGTAATTCCGCTGTACGTGCTTTGCAGGCGCGTTGCACGTGCAGGACTGATGAGGCCCGCCAAGGCGAGCTGCTGCGCCGACTGTCCGGCCAGCAGGCCGTTGGTGAGCCGGGTTGCCGCCAGGCCGCCGGCGATGCCGCCGCCACCCGTATTGTCCACCGGAAAGCCTTGCGCATTGGGGGTCGGGTTGAACGGCGTCGTCGCCGCGGTTGAGCCAGGATAGTAGATCGGCTGCAATGCCGAGTATGACGGCTGATTGAGCGCGTTGGCGATGTTGAGGCCGCTCGAGACAATGCTGGCCCCGGCGGCGCCCATGCGCAGCGCGGTGAGCGCATCGGTACCACCACCTGCAGCCGCTGCTGCGGGCGATGCCGGCGTTGCGGCTGTCGTTGCTGGCGGCGTGCCGACCGTGCCCGGCCCGGGTGTTGTTCCCGGCGGCAAGGCTGCCGCGGGCGGCTGTGCCGGTGCGCCGACGACACCGGGACCGACTTCCTGTCCCGACGGTAACGTCGGTGCCGCTCCGGGATAAGCGTTTGCAACAGCCGTCTCGCTCGGCAACGTCGAGGTATCGGCCGCCACCGGTCCGGTCCCGAACGGATCGGTTGCCGCTGTCGCAGGCACCCCGACTTGCTGCATCGTCGCCAGCTGGCTCGGTGTGGTGGGGCCGGTCATCGCCAGGTCGCTCGGGTTGGCGAACTGCGGACCGAGCTCGGACGGCGGGTTGGCGATGGTGCCGGCATTCGGGAAATTGGAAAAATCCGAATTGATGACGCCTTGCGGGTAACTGGTATCGAGGCCCGAGATATCAGGCACGCCGCCGGCCTGGATCGAGGCGTTCTGCAGACCACCGCCACCCGGGGTAACCGCGCTCGGTGTCCCCATAGTGTTTTCCAATGTCGGGCCGGGGTCGACAATGCCGGCATCGGTTGAATAGAGCGGCGTCTGTTGCTCGGTCGCGGCGCCGAATCCCTGCGCGCCCGGGACGTTCTCGCCCACGCCGGGGGCATAGCCGGCCCAGCTTCCCTGCGTGCCCTGTACCCCCGAAGCAATCGGATTGCCGGCCGCATCTACGCCGCCAATATCCGCGCTGCTAAATCCACCGCCGAAGTCACCGACACCTCCAGAGAGGTCGCCGCCGAAAAAGCCGCCGGCATCCGCGCCCGCCACCCCTCCGACATCTGCCCCTGCTACGCTTCCGACATCCGCGCCGAGCGCGCCCACATCGGTACCGAGCCCGCCGGCAGCCACGTCGGCGGTATTGGCCGCAAACAGATCGGGACTGAAGGTGCCGAATTCCGCGTTTGCTGCTTCGAGCCCGGTAGCCGCTCCGCCCGCGACTTCCGGCGTGATAGTTTCGGCAAGGGCTGGACCGGCGGCACCAAACCCAGCACCAACATCGGCCGCGGCCGCGCCAGCGTCGACAGCGGCGCCGGCACCGACGTCAGCACCGACGGCAACGGCAGCGTCAGCGGCGCCAGCATCAGCAACACCGCCGATCAATGCGCCCGCGACTGCGTCGATAGCCATGGCTACAGATCCTTGCGGTAGACGATCTCGTAGGGCCGGTAACCGAGCTGTTCCAGCGGCTGATTGTGAAACTGTTTGTTATGGTCGATCTTGATGCGCGCTAGCGCAATGTTGACGCCGACTTTTCTGAGTTCCTCGAGTGCGATCTCGCGCAATCTTCGGCCGATGCCACGATTGCGGTATTGCGGAAACACGAACCAGGCGTCATCAAGCGCAAGCCGCAACCCGAAATGCAGGTCGTCGTACCAGATGTGAATCGAGTAACCAACGGGCGCACCGTTATCCTTGCGGCGCGCGCCGATAATCAACAACCGGCCTTCAGTCTGCAGTATTCCGTAGGTGCCAATATTGAGACGCGTTTCCATGCCGCGCAGCTCGCGCGCATGCGCGTTGAGCATCGCGAGAATAATACGCCATTCGCTAGCGGCTGGATCAAACTTCTCCTTGCCGTAGGCAATCTCATCGTTGGCACTGATAGCCATTGCGCTCAGGAAATCCATGTCCCCTCACGTCGTTCCGAAATGCGCATCGAGTTGCGCATGCTGGATGCGATGCGCTTCCTGCCACAGCTCCCAGCTTTCCGCGGAATCGGGATCGAGCTGCGACAGGTTGGTACCCGACGCATTGGCCTGCTGGCGCAGAATCTCATGGATCGCTTCATGATCATTGAGCCAGGATAACAGGTGGTTGGCGTTGTCGCCCAGAAAGCGGTCGGGCTCGGCTTCGGGGCCTGGTCCAAGCCGCAGGATATCGTAATCCGGCATGGTGATGCCTTTGGCGGCAAGGGCGTTGAGGTATTGCAGATGCTGCAGAAAGTGCCCTGTCTCGTACGCACCGAGCCCGACGCGGTCACCGTATGCGACCAGATTCAGCAAGAACAGATTGGCCATGGGCTTACCCTACTCCGAAGTTATAAGAACCGCCGCCTTCGCTCCACAGATCGGCATCGATGTATTCAATCATGACGGCGCTGATTGCCATGTTGCTGGTGGTCGAGAATGCGGTCGCGCCGAGCAAATGGCCATAGGCATCGACCGACAAGTACGGCACTGCGAATGCGGGGCCGACCATGAACTGGATATGTGCGCCGGTATTGTTGGTCCATGTGATGATATGACCGGGCGGGACCCGCCAGATGATCGGCCGCGCTGCTTCCAGCGTGTAGGAATTGGCCTGGTTCTCGCTCTCCATTAGAAACGTTATCGACTGCGGGATCGCCGCGCTCAGCGCCAACCCGGCCTTGATAGCCTGTTTGTTGCGAATGATGTTGCCGTGCGCGGTGAGCGCTGTCTTGAGAATGAAAGTGACGGGACCGTTGTCATTGACCAACAGCGGCGTGAAGTCGGAGCCGGATGAGCCGTAGACAGAGATTTCGTCGGTTTCCGACAACGGCACCGATACGATCGAAATCAGGTTCATGCCCTGATTTAAGACGAACCAGTCCTTGGTCTGCAGCGCCAGGATTATGGAGCGCTCGAGGAACACGCCCTGCGGCTGCACGCCGAATATGGCGCTGTCGAACGGATCCTGATAGCGCACCAGCAGCAGATACAGGTGAATGTTGTTGAGGTCGCACAGCGCCGCACACGGTTCCTGACTGAAATCGATACGGCTGAAGATGCCGTCGAGATCGTCGCTCACCTTTTGCACGCTGGCGCCGATGATCATATAGACGCCGTGAAAGTTGGAGAACACCACCAGACGATTATAGCTGAGGATCGACATCGGAGACGGACAGCCGATATCGGACGCCAGCGTGACGATGTCGAATTCGGTGGTGCTGACGCCGGTGGTGCCGCTCGGCGGATTGACGACGGTGATGTTGCCGATGAATTTCGTGCTCTGATCGCCGAAAATGTAGAGGTAGTTATTGAGCGCACGCAGGGCGGTGATCTCGTGCACCAGGTCGGCGTCGGTGAGCGAGGTGTCGCCGGAGGCGTTAGCGGCTGCGAAATCGGTCGGGCCGGTGGTGCCGCTCCAGGTCAGCACACGACGGAAGGCGAGCCAGGCGCGGCCGGCGAACACCGCGACGGTGCTGCACTTGATGCCGTTGATGCCGGTGGTGAGGGTAAAGCCGTCCCAGGTGCAATAGCCGGCAAGCGGATCGGCAATCAAAATCATCTCATTGGAGAATGTCGTCATGTCCGGCGTAGTCGAGAAGGTACCGGCCGGAGCAACCACTGTTTGAGCGCCGTTGTCTGCGGCGATAGCGGTTGCCGATCCATCGGTGGCGAAGAAGATGTCCAGGTCGACCAAGTCGGAATTCGGATCGCTTGGATTGTTGAGCAGTGAGGTGGAGAACTGCCGCGCCACCGTCTTGCCGGCGACGGTAGTGAGCGCCGGCAGCGGCGCCGGCACCACCTTTAAGTCGTTGCCGGCGATCGGCTGCAGATTCTCGAGCCAGTAGGCTTCTTTTTCGCTGAGGTTCTGCCGCATCGGCCGCGTGTTCATCTTTGGCAGGTTGTCCATGATGATGAACTGCTGCGGCCCGGGCTGCTGCTGCTGCTGACGCTGTTGCGGCTGGCGCGCCATCAGAAGGCCTCATGGTGCAAAGCAAACGGCGTTGAAAAACGTGTTCAGAACGCTGCCGTTGATGTTGTTGGTAAAGGTACCGAATTGATTTATAAACGCGTACATCTCGATGTAGTCAGTGGTACCGTTCATCTGCACAATCGCTGAGTAGGACGATATCCAATTGTCGTAACCCGGGTTGGCATTGTGCTCGCCATCCGCGCCGCCAGCGATCGCGCTGCCGTTTTTGTAGATCTGCGCTTGCGCTTCGTAGAGCGTTGAGCCGCCACCCGCACCCATGCCAATGCTTCCGCAGATCAGAAACTTGCCGGCGACATTGGGCTGATAGCGATGGTTGGTAACCGCATCGAATACGCCATCGGGATCGGCGAGTTTGCGGCTGAACGGAACCTTGTTGAAAGTGTTGTTTGCCAAACCGCCGAGGGGGCTGCCGTTCATATCAGCCCATACATAGTTGCGGCCGACCACCGGCGTGGCGGCCGAGCACACCCACTTCTGGCCGTCCCAGGTCCATTCCTGATAGACCTGGCCGGGCGTCGGCGACGAGGGAAACGTGAGGGCCATCAGCTTTGTCTCATCATCATCTGGGAACCGTTACAGTAGATGCCGCCGACGGGGACTCCGGCAGCCGCTGCGTCGTGGTCGTTCCTGGCCTGCACCGGCAGTATCGGCGCCGGGATCGCTTGCGTCGGATAGGTTTGCACCGCTTTGGTTCCGCTGGTTCTCGGCGGCCCGTTAAGTTCATACGTTGCGGTCGACCCCGACACCACCATCTGTCCGGCCGGGGGAACAAACAGAATTACCGGATACAGTCCCGCCGCGGTCAACTGGTCGTCGGTCCAGTAGTCCTCGATGCTCGCCCCATGATGAATGCCATCAACCGGGATCGATGGATTCCATGGCTGCGGGTCGCCGTTGTCATCGATGTAGGCCAGCATGATTCACACCTTGAATGACGCGATTGCGGTGGTGTAGGCGGGTGCAGACGGGCTGAGCGACGGGTTGAGCGCAGCAGCGACCGCTTGCACCAAATCACCGACGATGATGCCGTAATACACACCAGCTGAGTAATCGAGCGTTTGCCGGGCGGTGAATCCCTGGTTGATTGTGTACGGCGGGTTGGAACTTTGCAGGCTGTACATCGCAACAACGAGTTCGTTGCCCTGCGTCGGCGTGATGCTGGGTGGTGTCGCGCCGCCACCGGATGCTGCTTGGTCTAGGGGAGTGGCGAGTGACCCTGAATAGGCCAGCACAACAGCGCTGTTGTAATACGTAAGCGGAAACGTGAAGGTGTGAGACGAACTCGTGGTGGGACGCGCGACATAATGGATTTGCGACACGCCGGATGCTTGCTGCTGTGTCGCGACCGACCAGGTGTTGCTGGCGCTGTCGCTCGGCGTGACGTTGGTGCCGCCGCCCCCGTAGCACGCGACGAAGAGATCCGCGCCGGTCGTGTTGATTGGCCCGACATTGAACGACCCGGAGGTGCCGGCAGCGCCGTTGGAGGCGCTGCTTTTGAGCGTCCAACCAGGCGTGCCGACCAGCCCCGCCATTATCGGCACGATGAATGGAGGCATCGGCATCACAGCACCTTGTTGATGGCGACGCCGGCGGTGGCGCTGATGACGAAGTAGAAATACAACGTCCAGCCGGAAGTGTTGGCGGCCGGCGTACCTGCCGGCGGCAACACCAGCGTGCCGCTCCACGACACCGTGAAGCTGCCGGCCTGCAGAGCGATGATGCCGCACTGGCCGGCCTTAAGGTTCGAGAAGCTGAACGTGACGTTGCCGGTGAGCGCGGCCGAGGGCGAGAAATGGATACCATTCGAGAGGTTGAGCGTGATGGCGCCGGTGGTAGCGGTGCTGACCGGCGCCACCGCGCCCCAGGTCTGATCCGTATCGAGGACCAGGCTGGCCGTGTTGCTCTGTATCTGCGCCGAGGTCGCGGTCGGCACCTGCGCGATGGCGGCGGTACCGGAAATGTCGGTGAATGCCGGCTGAGTAAGGGTCGGAATGCCGGTCGTGGCAATGGAGTTGATCCACTGATGCGCGACCGCCGTGACTGCCCTGACGCCACCGAGCGCTGCAGTCGTGGGAGCCGGCAGTTGGGTCGCCGCTACCGTGCCGCTGATGTCTGTGAATGCCGGCTGTGACAACTGGGGAGCGCCGGTGGTGTCGATGGACGCCACCCACTGATGGGCAACCGCGGTGACAGCCTTGACGCCGCCGATGGCCGCGGTGGTCGGCGCCGGCAATTGCGCGGATGTTGCGACACCGTTGATCTGCGAGAACGAATAATCGCCGCTCGCCGACACCACCGCGCCGGTTCGCCCGAACACCGAGGTGACAGCCCCGCCGCCGCCACCACCGCCGGCACAGCACGTCGCGGCAACCCACACGCCACCATAGGCAACGTAGAGCTGGCCGCCGACGTTGTCCCAATAGAGCTGCCCGTCCACGGGTGACGCGGGCGGTGTTCCTGCCGGCGGCCCGGGCGGATTGAGCGCGGTGAGTTGGGCCGGGCCGAGCGCGATCGGCGTCGCCGCCGCGCCGGTGTTGTTGCCGATCACCGAATTGGCGGCGAGGTTGGCCATCTTGCCGAGCGTCACCGCGCCTGCCGCAATGGTGGTGGCGACGGTACCGGCCGTCGACGTCACATCGCCGGTCAGCGCCGGCATCTGGCTGGCCGCGACGCTGCCTGAGATATCGGTGAACGCCGGCTGCGTCAGGGTCGGCACGCCCGACGTCGAGATCGAGTTGACCCACTGATGTGCAACAGCGGTGACCGCCTGCACGCCACCCTTGGCGCTGGTGGTCGGATTGGGCAACTGCGCTGCTGTTGCGGTACCCGAGAGGTTAGCGAACGAGGGCTGCGCGAACGTCGGCACGCCCAGCGTGCTGATGCCCGTCATGAAGTTGTTGGCCGCCGCGGTTGCGCTCTGCACGCCACCGAGCGTCGTGCCGCTTGGATTCGGCAGTGAGGTCGCCGGGATAGTGCCCGACCACGTCACGGCGAGCGTGCCGGTGTTGGTGATGGGCGACCCGGCAACCGCGAGGCCACTCGGGACCGTCATTGCTACTGAATTGACGGTGCCGCCGCCGGTGCCCGACGGCGTCGCCCACGTATTGTTGCCGCACCAGAAGGTAGTAGCCGAGGCGCCGGTCCCGTTGTTCATCTGGGCGACGGCGATGTTACCCGTGAGGTCCGCAAAACCCGGCTGGCTGAGCTGCGGGGTGCCGGTCGTATCGATGGACGCCACCCACTGATGCGGCACGGCCGTTACGGCCTTGACGCCGCCGAGGGTAGATGTGGTCGGCGCGGGCAGCGAGCTGGCCGGGATGGTGCCGGACCAGGTGACGCCGAAGGTACCGCTCGATGTAATCGGCGAGCCGGCAACGGCGAGACCCGAGGGGACCGTCATCGCGACGGATGTCACCCCGCCTCCGGTGGCGGGAGCAACCCAAACGCCGTTGGCCTGCATCACGTAAGTGGCCGGCGTCGCCGCACCCGGCGCCGGCACCGCACCGTTGGCGGTCGAGGTGAATACCGGCAGTTGGGCGGGCGCCGCGACCCCCGATATCTGGCTGAAGCTGTAGTCACCGTTGGCCGAAACAACGGCGCCGGTCCGCCCGAACACGGAACTGACGGCACCGCCACCGCTGCCGCCGCCAGCACAACATGATGCGGCAACCCATACCCCGCCATAAGCCACGTAGAGCTGTCCGCCAACGTCGTCCCAGAACAACTGTCCATTCACCGGACTAGCTGGTGGCGTTCCCAGCGGTGGTCCTGGCGGGTTCAGTGCGGTGAGCTGCGATGGAGTGATAGCGCTCGGTATCGCGGTCGAGCCTGATACGTTGCCGAGCACCGTGTTGTTGGCGATCGGCGTCAAGCCGCCGCCGCCGCCCCCGGTGGGCTCACCGCTGATGATGGTTGCCTCAGATAGCCCGCTGTCGCCAGGACTGAGGAGGGAGGGCATTTCTCATTCTTCCGACGCAGTCAGCGGATTACCGGAACCGGCGAGAGCCAGTGCGTTCCATTGCATCTTGGCGCTCGAGCCGCCGATGAACAGGGTCGCAGCGAATTGCAGCACGAAGCCACCGCCGAGCGCGCTCAGCGATGGTGTAAGCAGGACGTTCTGTCCGTTGACGAGCACATATTGCGGAAACACCGCGACGTTCTGCTGGCCCGGATTATGAAAGGTGAGACTGTTGCGTGACGGGTTGGCCGGCACCACCATGATCAATGAGGCGCCCAGGTTGTTGATTGCGTAGACGCGGCTTAAGGCAAGGCTGGTGAGCATGGAGCTGGGCATGGCCCTACGCCCTCCGCATTTTCTCGAATGCGCTGCGATTGTAGGGATTGGCAATTCTGATGCCGCCGGCGCCGGCGATGATGCGCGGCACCCGCGCGTCATATTTGGCGTTGAAATACTCTGCCTGCTGGAAGTTCTGATGCTTCATCAGCAAGTAGTGCGCGGCCTTGAATTGGACAGCCTGCGCGTACGGGTCTTTGATCTCGCGATCGATATCTGACAGCGCAACCAGCGGATTAGCGATCTTAACGATGTCCCACTCGGAGAAATAGGTCTGATCAGGCACCGGCTCGACATACACCAGGTTCTCGCCTGGCCGAATGGTGAACATGCCGGGATATGCCTTAAAACCTTGCGCCTGCAGCGAGCGCGCCCACGCCTGAAACAGCGAAAACGGCCGATACGATAATGAGTATCGCATCGTATTCCACAGGTTGCTCAAGCTGATCACGTTGATGGCGTTGAGCATGGTGACCGGCACCGCCGTCGCGCCGCTCCCAGAACCAAGGTCGGTGATATGTAGAGTCGGCACCTGGCTGTACCACTGACCCCACTGGGTCATGATGATCTGGGTGACGGCGCCGTTTGCGGTGATGGCATAGCCTTCAGCCTGCACGCCGCCTGCCTGCGGCGGGCCGAAGGTGACGATCGGGTTCGAGTAATTGGTGCCGCCAAAGGTGACAGTTGCACCGCAGACTGCACCATCGAAGTTGTAGACCTCGAGGCCTTTGATGAGCTGGACGCCGGTGACCAGCGTGCGCACCACCTGCATGTCGAGGGAAACATCGGTGCGGGCGTCGTTGATACGGTCGAGCATCTCCCGCCGAGACCAGGCGCTCTCGGTGAAGTCATGAACCAGAGACTGGACCTGACGCAGGTAGGTGCCGAGCGTAAGCGCGGTCATTCATGTTCCGTCATATCTCTTAATGTCGCTTCATTTTCCGCAAATTCGCGATCGCTCGCAGGTGTCGGGGTCCGTGGTCGCAGCACCCTCTTGCGTGGGGTGCGGGTGACGCGCGCCCGCCTGGTGCCGACAGTGCTGCGCTTGGGAGCTGGCGGATCAATGTTGAGGCCGAGCATATCCGGCGCATCATCGGCGTCTGCAGCCGGGATCGGCGCCCCGGGCTGGTGAATGCGGCGCACCTCGTAGTGCTCGGTCGCAATCCTGATGGCGCTGGCCAGCTGTTTCCAGGACCGTTGTCCCTTGCTTTCATCCGGGTTGATGTGCTCTTGCCGGTTCCAGCCGAAGCGCCGCGCCATGTACACGTGCATGTCGGCCTCATCACCGGGAAAGCCGAAGATGTGCTGCGCGGCCTCTGGCGGAATGACTACGGTTTTGCCGGCCGGAAACTCATATGGCACGCCGTCGAAACGATCGTTGATCTGGAACGGATTGCCATTGGTGACGCGCACCCGTTCGATGTGCTCGCCCACGTCAATTCACCTTGGCCTGGATGTACGAGGTGTCTGTCGAGCCGTTTGCCGCCACGGTCGAGGTCGCGGCGGCACCCGCTGGGGCGCCCGCGAAGGTGATGGCGGGCGCTGCAGCCGTGGTATAGCCGCCGCCGCCGTAGGTCACCACCAGCGCCGTCACGCTGCCCGAGCCGGTCAGCGGATTGGACGTCAGCAGTGCGCCGTTGGGATTGTTGAGGTTGGGCTGGAAGATCGAGCCCGGCCACATGTTCGCCTGGTTGATCAGCCCGGGCGCCGGCCAGGTCTGCGGCGTATCGCCGGGCCAGCGGACCGCGCCCTGATAGAACATCGGTTGGGGGATGACATAGAACTGCGGCGGCGAGACGTAACCGGCGCCGGCGTTGACCTGGGTAACGCCGGTGATGACGCCGGCCGCCGAGAGTATTGCGGTGAATGTCGCCTGCACACCGCCGGGCGGTGGCGGATCGCAGCACACGACAGGCGGCACCACGAAGCCCGAACCGCCTTGCGTCACGGTTGGGGCCGGCACTGAGCCGCCGACCACCACGTAGCCCTGCGCCGTGAAAGGCGGCCCGCCCGCAGCCGCCGCGAAGCCGACGCTGGCGCCGGTTTGGAGCGGTCCGATGCCGTTGGTGCCGCCAGAGCCGGCGGTGCCGACCGTCACACCGGTCACGCTGCCGGTTGCATTGAACAGCCGATAGTTGGAGCCGTCACTGTTGACGTCGACAAAGCCCGGCGACACCACGGTCGGCCGCCAGATGGTGAAGATCGGGTCCCACCACTGCAACAGGGTGTTTGGACCGGGAGCGATGTAGAAGTCGCCGGGGGGAAGGATGTACATGCCGCCTGAGACCAGCGAGAGCGCGGCGGGCACGCCTGCGATCTGGGGACTGGTTTGCGGAAGCGGGAATACGCCACGGATTTGCGGCATGGGGCGCTCCTCAGATGTTCAGGAATTGCAGGCCATCGATCTTGGCGTGGCACTTGGGCTTGACGTTCACCAGCTCGAGCAGCGTAAGAATCGCGCTGATGTACCCGAACTGATTATTTGGAAGAGTGCTTTCGAATCCCGTGAACGTAAATGCCGCCCGTTCGTGCAAGAACAAAGACAAATAGTTTGTATTGATGATGTAGAGTGTCCCTTCAGGACAATATGGGTCCGCGTAGAACGGAATGCCCGCAATATCCAGGGCCTGAAAACTTGAATGTCCCACGAAGTCAGCGGATGCATCAAGGCGGTCCCCCGGGTTGATGGTGTAGCGCTCCTGCGGGGTGAAATCCTGCGCCAGCAGCGTCCAGGTGCCGAAGCCCATGATGCCGATCTGCGGCATTTCGCCGGTCACCTTGGTGACCTGGGCGATATACTGCAGCATCAGATTCCGGGTCGGGGTGGTGGCACCGCCATTGTGCACATACGTCGATTTCCAGAACTGATTCTGTAATCGATTGATGCCGCCATAGGCCAGCGCGAAGGTGCCGTCATCGATCGCCGCCGGCAGGCCGACCAGCTGCGCCGTATTGGCGACGTTGTTGAACAGCGTCAACGCGAATGTGTCGATGCTGACATTTGTGGCGTCGTTCATGCGCGCATCGATTAGCGGCACAATACTATAATCGAGCTGTACTAAACCCTCCATTCCGAGGAATGGAATCGGCGTACAGAACGCTTTCAAATTGAATTCAGCATTTTGAATGCCGGGCATAACGCCTGGCTGATCAAAACTGCCTGAGTAATCCACCCACTGGCCTGAGACCATCGGCGCGCCTTGCACCGGCGTGGTGATCGGCGACAGGCCGCCTGATGCGACTTGTGCAGCTGACATCAGGCACGCCATCAGCGGCGCCGCCTTCCACAGCTGCACATAGACTCTCGGCATAAATGCCCTGCGCACGACCGACGTGAGTTCTGCTGCTATGGCGCCTTGCGCCGGGATGATGCCTGAACCTAGCTGAGGCACTATAATACCTCCATACTATTAACACCCAAACGCAAGCAAACCTGCAGACAAGCCCGCTGCCATTGCTTGAATGTGAGGGTGGTCGGCGACTCTCTGCCCGCGACCATGGCGTGACGACCACAGCTCGAGATTCTCGGGTCTGTTGTCGTGGCGAAGTCCGTTTTTGTGATGCACCGCTCCCCTTTTCACAATTATCTCCTGAACGGTCGCGACAGATTCGCGCTCTTGAATTCATCGATCACCGCATAGGCAGCATTCATCGATGCTGTGCGAGGATCGGCAGCAAATTCCTTGAATGACATCGGTTTGCCGTCCTGCCCGGTGACGGTGGGGAATTCCCACTTGGTGCCCGGGCGCGGGCGTTCCGGCGGCTGATATCGCGGATCGGCGACCGGGTTCTTGGCGGCATAGAGGATTGCGGCGTCTTCCCAGTTGCTCATGCCGTTAGAGGTCATTTGCTTGTGGATTTCGCCGATCTGCTCGTCGCTGTAGCGATCCCTGAGCCGGTTGCGCTGTTCCTCGTGTCTGGCCTTCTGCTTTTCGGCCTCAGCACGCTGGAAGCGTTCCTCGATGCGCTGTTCGAGCTGGCTGAACTGGCTCTGCGCCACGACGTCGGGAAACGAAGCGCGGGCGCGCTGCGGGTCGACCTTGTTGACCAGGTGCGCGAGGCCGGCGCGGGTCTGCGGGTTGTGGCCAAGCTCGTAGGCGAGCGCCGACAGGTCGGCCTGCTGTTCGACCGTAAGGGTCATGGACGCAGTCCTTTCTGGATTTTCAAAGAGCCCGGTCTATGAGCTGCGCTCATATCGGCCTCCCTCTCACGGCCTGCGGGCCGCCCTTCTCGAGCGTCATCTTGTTGCGGTCGAACTTGCCTTTGTCGGCGGAGCTGAAGCCGCCGAGCTGGCTATAGGTGGGCGGGTTGGCGAACTGACCGTCCTGCATGGTTCGCTTCTGCAGGTTGCCGGTGTTGACGCCTTTCGGCTTGAGGTAGTCCTGGGCCATGGGTGCCTCCTTATGCGAATGCGGGATTGCCGCCGCCTTGCTCGGCCGGTCCCATGCCCGGAGGCGGCGCTTGCGGCTGGGGAGCGCCACCGCCACCGGCCATGCCGGCGGGCGCCATGCCGGCGAGCGGCGACGGCGGCGGCTGCGCCATCCTGGCTCGCGCGGCGGGACCAAGATCTGAGGGCTTGCCGAAGATGGCGTTGAGCGTGCGCAGCGCTCCCATCACGGCATTGAATTCCTTGCTGCCGGGGTCGAACGACAGACCGGCAACCTGGATGTTTTTCATGCACTCTTTGATTTGCTCGGTGGCCGCAGCCTTCACGCCGGCGCCGCTGCCGGGCGACAGCATCTGGGTTGCGCCGGGGCCGCCTGGCCCACCGATTGGCGAGCCCGGCAACTGCGGTGGTCCGCCGAAGCCGGGCGGTCGCATCATCGTTGGTGTTGGCCGTAGTGCCACCAGACAAGCCCCTGCAATTGCTGGTGGAAGGAACGTATCAAGAACACAACGGCTTGGGAAGGCAGCTAAATAGGGGGTTTAGCTGCGCGACTTAAGACACTGTCAGTAAATGAAAAAGCCGCCCGTAGGCCTGCGGCCTGGGCGGCTGTCGTCGTCAGGAGGGGATGTGGTTAGCGGCCGCGCCGATGGCGCCGGCGGCCGCGCTTCTCGTCGCAATTGGCGAATAGCTTATTCCATAGAAGCATTTGCGGTTCCTTTCCTAGGTTGCTCGCGAGGACGATTGTACAACGGCTTGTGGATGTAAGCAAAAGTTGTGAGGATGCGGCGCTTCACCAGGGTGGGGAGCATCTCGAACAGGTACATCGCGGTTTCGACAGCACTGCTGTCCTGTTCGGCCGCGCGCAGCGCCTCCTCGATGCTCTGGCCCTCGTCCACCGTCCACAGATGACCGTGTACCAAGGTCCGAAGCACCCGCAGCTGGGCGACGCGCTCGACCGGGTCGCATTCGGCCCGAAACGGTCCGAACGGTTCACTCATCGCTGTGCCAATAGACAAGGCCCGCCACGATCCAGATAACAGCGAGCGCGATACACAGCATGTCTGCGGTCATGTCTGGTTCCGAACGGTTCACCGGTCGGCATTGATCATGTCCCGTTCCATCAGGTCGTGCAGCTCCTGGTAACGCCGCTCGCCCTCTTCCTCGTTGCGATACGACGGAAACTTGTCGAGGCCGCCAGCGATCGCACGCCGAATGCCCTCTTCAGGCTCGACTATCTGATTATCCCACACGGTTGGCAGCATATAATATCTGCCATTGAGATCGACGCCGATGCCGAGATAGGTCGAGATACTGCCGTCGTCGTGACGCACACCGCCTTGGCGGAAATTGTTGAGATGATGGTTGTAGAGATAGCGCTCCTGCGGCGACCAGTCCTCGGGCAACGGCTGGCCCGGCGATAAGCGGTATTGCAGCGGGACACCGCCAGGCGAAAGCGGATCGTGCAGCGCCAGCGGATCACCGTCTGCCACGTTGCTGTCCTCCCGCCTTGCCGCCGGTCAGCACCTTGACGCGCTCCTCTGGCGGCAGCGATTGCAGCATCTGCGCCTGCTGCTTCTGCTGCATCCGCAGGCCGTGCAGGATGGCGTCGCGGTTCGGCGGATGCAGCATCCGCACCAGCATTTCCTTGTCGATGGCGCCGGCCTTGGCGAGAACCCCTGCCATCTCTCGTGCGTCGTCGACAAACAGCGGACTGTGCGCGTGCGCTGACACCTTCATGCGGAACTTGGCGGCGATCTGTGCAGCCAGGAACTCTGGTGCTTCCTGGGGAAGGATCGGCTCATCGTCGTTCTTCATCTTCAGCCGCAAGCCGACGTCGCCGATGCGGGTGATCGGCTGCTCGAGCCCCAGCGCCGCCTTCTTGATGCGACCACTGCCGAAGCGCGCCTGCTGCTGCGCATGTGACTTAGAGCGAACGCCTTCCGCTCCCTGGCCCATGATGATGTCGGTGAGCCCGGAGGCCTCGAGGAAGAACTGCCCAATCTCATTGACTTCGGCAAACAAATCCGGGGGCATCTGCGGATGTAGCTCTTCGACTTTGGCGTTGGGCATCTGCTCGAGGATGTACGAATCGGCTTCGCCGAAGGCTGCAAATTTCTCATCGGAAATGCCAGCCAGACCAGTGCCGACACGCGCCGGATAGGCTTGACGGTCGAGGATGTCGGAGATCTGCTCGAACCTTTCATTGAGCCAGTCCTGCAACCCGGTGAGGGCATCGATATGAGCTTTCCCCCAGTAGAAATTGAATTTGCGGTATGGCGTGAATTTTGTGAACGGATGATCGCCAGGCAGGAAGGGGTTGCACTGGGAGATCGTGAAATCGTCATCCCCGGGGGCATCCGTATCCAGTATCGCGACCAGCTCGCCGTCACCTGCCCGTCGACGGCGCCGGCGGATCCGCCTGGCCTTGTCCTCGAGTAGCTTCTTCATCTTCGGCACGCCCAGCATGGCTTTGATGGTGCGCTTGGAGTCGCCGATGACGATGTCGGGCTCGATGATGTGGAACACACGATAGTCGTTGCACTGGCTGTCCCAGCAATACAACTCGTTGAACAGCACCATCGGATGCTGGGTGCGCGACTGATAGTTGTCGGTGGGCGTGTAATCCGGGTTGACGCTGCCGATCATGTTGCCGGCCAGGTTCATGCCGCCGGTGCCGGCGATGATCAGCCGGGTGAGCATGTCCGGGTACGGCATCGGCCGCGCTTCCTGGATGGTGGCGATGCGATTGACGTCGCTACTACGGCCGGCCCGTACCATTCGTTGCACGGCGTCGTAATACTCGAGCGGATAGGTGTGGACGAACGCTTCCTGGCTGTCGAGGTCAACGATGTCCTCGCGGAACACGCCGAACTGATAGGGCGGCACCATGGTGGCGATGCCCTGTTTCCCCACCTCGTTCCATCCCTGCTTAACGTGCATTGCGCCATACACCAGCGACCACTGGATGACGTCCATCAGCATGTCGTTGATGCCCCAGGCGAGGAAGTCTTCGTTGAACTCGTCCTGCAGCGCCACCACCTGGCGCACGACCTGCTCTTGCGCATTGGCCTGGGCGGCAATCTGATAGAAGGCGTGATCGGGGGAATAGAGGAATGAGGACACCAAGTCGAGGTGGCTCTCGATACGATTGTATTGCACCGGATTCGATCCGGCGGTGCCGAACAGGAAGTAGCGTTCGCGCCGGTCGTAGACATGAGTGCGCTCGCGCTGCGTTTCATTACAGCGCTCGAGCAGCCACATGACGCGGGCGCAGAGGTCATCCCAGTTTTCAGGAAATATCATTAGCACTCCTAATGAGCTGCCTCATCAGCGGCGTGGATTTCCACAACTGCACATAAATTCTCGGCATGAACGCTCGCACCCGGCCGAGCTGGGCCAGCGTGCGATAGCCGGGCACTTCGGCGAGCGCGGAAGCGGCAACCAGGGCAGCGGCGCGGAACAGCAGTGCCCGCCGGCCGCCGTCGAACTCGCGAGCGTGCAGGAACAGCGCAAGGTTGAGCTTTTCGAACCAACGCTTGAGCTGCGCAATCACTTCCTTGAAGCTCATATTGTCCCCTTATGGCTTGGCCGGCATTTTGCCGCCTCTGGCGATTGCTGCTGCTGCCATGGGAGTGCCGGCAGTGATCGCGGGGCCGCTCCGCATCTGGGTGGCGCCGGCGGCAGGCCTCCCGGTGGCTTGTGTGACCTTGAAGTTGACGCGTTCCCTCGAGGGCTCGCATGTCGGGTTGCCTGACAGGCTGAACGGGGCGACGAATCCGGGTGCGTATCGCCACGTCGGGCCGTCCGCGACCGGCGTGTCGTGTTTCGGCATTGCCCGGTTGAGCCGTGACGGCGACGGCGAGTTGATGTCGGTCATGCCGTAGTTCTTGGCGAGCGCCTTCAGTGAGGCATCGAGCGCCTTCACGGTTCCGACGTGGCCGCCGCCCGGCACCCAGGTCACGCGCATGCAGCCGCACTGCGGGCACGGCGGGTTACCGTGTGCGTAGCTGTGGAAGGTGCTGCGGCAGCGCCCGTTGAGGCATTGCCAGTTGCGGCTGAGCATGCTAGGACACCTCTTGGTATCCCTACACACACACACTTTTGGCCCTGGTTAACCCCCCAGGGCCTTTTTATTTGTCGCAATCCAGATTGCGGATGATGGTAGCGCCCGCGAGGTAGAGATCGTCGATCATCGTTGCGGTGATGTTGAGCGGCCGATGCTGGTCGAACAGTTCCTTCATCCTGTCGGCGAGGTCGATGACCCGGTTTGCTAGCCGGTGGTCGGGCCAGCTATCGTGACAATGGTTGCTCATATCTTCATGCCGATATTCTGCCGTTTCAAGAAGCCGGTAACGATGCGGTGTATCTGCGATTCACCGTGGTTCTTCTCGACATCAATCGAGTGCTCTTTGGTCATCCGCATGCCGATCAGCCGCTGGCGCATCCAACGGTTATAGGCCTCGTGCGCCATCGCGCCGGCGATCACGCGGTCGTCCTTTGCAGCCCCCTCAGCAGAGATATGGCCGGCATCATTGATTACGCGGCGCATTTCCTCAAGCATGGGGACGCTGCGTATCTTGAGCCGGCCCAGTTCAAACGCGTCCTTGAAGCGCGCCATGATCATCGCCTTGAGGTCTTCCGTCGTCACCCATTGGTAGACCATCTCTTTTGAGCCGATGTTATCGACGCGCTGATAGAAGAAGTGATGCATGCGGTTGAGGCAATTGCGTAGCTCGTAATTATCGGCGGTCGGGGCCATCATGCCAAGATCCCGCTTGACCTGCTGCAGCTCGGCGAACACGGCTTTGCCGGGCCCGTTCATTTCCAGAATAACGCGCGATTCGTTGGCTCCATAGAATCCACCGAGGTGTGCGAGCACCCAGGCGGTTTGATACATACTCAAGGAGCTTGAGGCAAACTCGGCGACCTGCTCCATGCCTTCGGCGAAGCATCTCCACACCTGTATGACGTTCTTGTCGGCGGTGTCGCTGCTGCCATAGGCAGGATCGCACGACAGCACATAGTACCCGTATCTCGAGGCCTGCTGCCAGATGCGCAGCTCGGCGTCCCGGTAGGGATGGCTTACGACTTCAATCGTTTCCCACTTATTTCCCATTCGGTAGCGATAGCCTTCGATCTTGATCAATCTGGCCTGGCGGATGGCGAGGGTGAGATCGAGGGAGTGGAAGTACTTGGCGCCCGTGGCCTGGTAGGCATCATCTGCCGTCCAGGGGTTCTCCTGATCCATCAGCGACTGGTCGTTCCCTTTCTTCTCCGTCAGGTGCCAGCGGTACCAGGCGATCTGCTGTAGGCTGATATCGATCCCGTATTCCTGCTTCACCGCGCGCACGCGCTCGCGTTCCAGCTTGGTAATTGCCCTGTCCGGCATGAAATATGCGTAGAACGGATGATCGACACTGAACTGGTTCCTCTCATCGCGCCACCATCCTACGAAGATGCATCGTTTTGTTTTCGAGCGGAGCGCTTCGGTCCACACTTCTTCGAACCAGTTGAAGCCGTTGGCCGTAGTTTCCATGATATTGAGCCGATGCGGATAGATTGATGATGTGCTGCTTTCGAACGCCGCAACATCTTCATCATTTCCGTAGAACGCGGCCTCCGTCATGTGGACGAAATTGCTTGCTCCAGAGCGGCCGAGACCGCCTCGACGATTTTCTTGAGTTCCGGCGATGAGATATCGAAAACGAGATCCGTTTTTGAACGCGAGAATATTTCGATTGTGATGTAGGATCTCTGGCTTGAAGCGCACAAGTTGACTGCCAATACGAGCTTTACGGGGGATTTCGTCGTAGAAGATTTCGATTGCGTTGCGCCAGTCGTCACGCGCTTCCTCCTTGTGCAAGATGAACGTGCCTAGCAGTCCCTTGTGCTCGAACGCCCAGAAGAGGTCCAGCGCTATGAAAAATGTCGTGCATCCGCACTGGCGGTTCTTGAGCACGAGGATATCGGTGATGCCGTCATCCTTCGCCCGGCACAGCTCATCCAGCAGGTAGCGCTGCGAGCCCAGCAGCTTGAACGGCGTCAGACCGTAGTCTTTCGACTGTATCTTGAGCTTGCTGATGAATTTGAGGAACTTCTGGCGCGGGAACGGCGCGACTTTGCTGACAACCCGCAGATCGAAGGCTTCATTCATGGGCGACAGCTACGCTTCTTTGCCTCTTCTTCTTGCTCATGGTTTCCTCGCGTACGGCATCGGCTTGGCATGGTTCCTCTCGGAGCGCGCAGAATAGGCCCAATATCCATAATATCGTGTCGGTCCAAACTCGAGGCAGATGACCGCTTCGTCAATTGCCTCACGGAACTCCCGATCTGCAGTCATCAAGCGCAGCTTCTCGAGATCGGTCAAAATGGCACGCAGCAACTCAATCTCTGTCATGGCTTCCTACTGTACGGCATCGGCTTGGTTCCCTGGCTGCCACCTTCGCGTTCCCTGATCTTATCGATCAGCAGCATCTGCTGCTCCTGGATTGTCCGTTCCCTGCGGAAGTGGCGCAGCTGACGCTGCGCTCGCCGTTCCTGCGGGGTTGCTCGCATCCCGGCCATCATCTGAAGCTCGCGTAATCGTCTCATGGCCAATGTCCCTAATCGTTATGGTCTCGTGCGCGCCCACTATATCCATCTGGTCGGGCGGCATGCAGGGATCGACCACTACTTCGGGCCTGTTGTTCGGATTGATTCTCTTTTCGAACTCGAGGCCTTTGCGTAGCAGCTCGACATCGCCCCGCAGTCGCTTGATTTCCTCGGCTGCCTCACGCAAGTCGATCACCGTCCGCCAGGTGACGAGGCGTTCGGTGTGACCGCAGGCGTGCCCTCGCGCGTCGTCGTTTAAATATTCAAGAGCATCCGCGGCTTCGCCGATCAGCAAAGACAATTTGTCGGTGTCGTAGATTGCACCAACATCCCGGAGGTCGAAGCTACGCAACCTCTGCACAAGATCGGCAATCAAAGCATGATCGGATAGCCCCAATCTCACCCGAGGTCCCTCGCTCATAGCCCGGTGGTCCCCATTTGCCGTGCCGCCAGCCGGACCATGACATCATCCTTGATCCGCCACCAGGCGACCAGCACGCCCGCATAACCGCCGAGCGCACCGCCAACCAGCGCCGCAACGAAGATGAGCAGCAGGGCGGTCATGGCAGATATCTCCGCTGTCTGGCCCGGTTGCGCTTGGGCACCAGTTGAACTGGTTGCTTTGATGTGAGCGGCGGCATCAGGCCTGCTCTTACAATACCGGCATTATCGGCGCGATCCCACGCCTCGATGCGCTTGACGACATCACGTGCATGCATGCCGACATCGCGCCAGCGCTGCACCACGGCGAGATCGCGGTTACCGAGCGCATTAGCCAACCGCTCGCGCACCGACTTGGGCAGTCTGTCGAATTCATCCATGTTCATGGATGATATTCTCCGGTGGCGATAGCACGGGGCAGCTTTTGCCCTTCGAGGAACTCGGCGATATCGGCGAGCCGTACCGGCAGTTCGGCGATCATACCGACGTGTGGGGCCTGCAATACGGCTTTACGGCATATTTCGAGGGCTTCTTCGCGCATGTAGTGGCCGGCGCCGACCAGGTCGCGCGTGTAGCCGTGGCGGCCCGGGCCCCACCACCCCATGTGTTCGTTTGACCAGATGAGGTAGACGTCATCCATCTCATGCATTCCCCTCGACGCGCTCTATATGCAGCTTGAACCACTCGATGAACTCGGAGACTTCCTGATCGAGCGCCTCCACCCGCCGCATGTCGGTCTCGGTCGGCTGTTCCCCCGCCTCCATGAACGACATCATCGATCCGTAGATATGCTGAGCCCCGGCGTAGAAGGCGATCCGCATATCATTGACCTGCGCCTCCTGTGCTCCCTGCAGATACAACGCACGGAAGCCGTTCCATCCGGCTTCCAGCAACTTGCCATCATCTGCCAGCTTCTTGGTGACGTCTTCCACCAGCTGCCTGCGCTTTGCTTCACCCATCAATTCGTCCTCGTGCCCGCTGCATACGCAGAATATGCGGATCGCCGGCCACCTCGTGCATCTCCTCATCGGTGAGATTGCGCAGCTCCAGATCATCCGCATAGGCCATCAGGTGCCCGCAGTAGAGGCACAGCGAGATATCGCCGGGCGACGGCGCATCCTCCCCCTCCGGTAATGTTGCAGCATCCAGTGTCTTGCCGCAGCTCACGCATATCTGCACCTGCATCTGATGCGCCATCACCAATACCCCATCCATTTCCCGAAACCAGCAATCATCGCAAACCCAATGAAACTCAGATAGGCAAGTCCAGCTAAACCCCTTGTGCGCACACTCCTGATATACGCCCGCCGCCAAGCCGCATATTCCTCACGCGTCCACTGCCGCCAGTCACTCATCAGTATCCCCTGTTTCTTGCTTGACACTTGACACTCTGGCACAGCTCTCACCAAAACCCAACCCCTACCCATCCCACGGGAAAGCCCACTAACCTCAAACGTTCAGAAACCACTGCAGCACAGGCACTTGTAGGATTATCCTACCGACACACATGTACCTCCACTCAATCCTTTTTTGGGGGGGTGAACGGAGTGCCGGCCCCGAACCGCTCGCCTGCTGGGACCATGGCCCTGTCGGACCCGCGGTGCGCGTCTGCGGGCAGGCCCGGGGCACCGTGATCTTGAGTTAGGAGCACGGCACCGCTGAACGGCTTCCATCTCCGCTTGACTGACATCTCGAAGGAAATATTTCGGTTACTGTGTAACCGTGTGTGTGGTTACAGTATAACTGCGCGATCGCTTTGCGATCAGCTTGCCGGCAAAAATATCTTTGAGGATTGGCGCCAGCACGGTGACCACGCGCGGTGTCAGCATATTGCCGTTGCGGGCCTGATAGATGCTTTCGCGGGAGAGGCCTGACATGTTGGCCAGCACCGAGATCGGAAAGTGATGTTTGCGGCGATATTCGGGGCTTGTGAGCAGCCGCAGCGCCCGCTGTACCTCTGGGCCCGTCATCGGGTTGCATTCCTTATGGCTGCCCGCGCGTAGCGTTAGCCGAAGCTTGGAATCCTGTCAATTAGGCATGGCGTAGCACATTAATACTTGTAGGGGATTGCACTATGTAGAGGATTGCAGTAGGATACTCACGGGCGAAGCTGTGCCCGCAACCAAACAGGGATACCAAATACATGATTACCTCTACTGACCTTGTCGCCATAGTGGACGCTATGCACGCCATTGCCGACCGTCTCGAGCAACTCGCCGGCAACCAATTGGCCGGCGCCGACGCCACTGCCGACACGCCGCATTCACTCGTTGGCGAGACCGTTTCCATTACCGGCGGCCATAACAAGGGGAAAGGCGGCAAGGTGATTGACGTGCGGCCGTCCAAATTCAACGACGGCCTTTGCGCCACCATCGAAACCCCGATCGGCGCCCGCATATTCGCTAACGCCGATCACTGCCTCGTCATGCCAAAGCAACCGCCGGCGCCGTCGGTTCGGCGCCCGGTTGCCCGCAAGCTCAACGGTTCCGTTCCCTGGTAACTCACAACTCAAATAGGAGGGATACTATGTCCGCTAATCTCGATACCTCTAACGGCCGCGTCAACATGGCGTTCACCGGCGACCGCAACGACATCTGGCACCGCGAAGGCACTCAGCTGCAACCCGGTATGTCGATTGAGCAGTGGGCCACGGCAGCCGGTCTCAAATGGCATTCGGAGTCGACGCCGGTTTTCGCCCGCTTGCCCGATGGCACCGAAATCGCAACGCCATGGTTTGCCGGTATCCGCTCCGACACCCGTTACCCGCTTGGAATTCATTCGGAGCGATACGAGACGCATCAACCGCAAGACTTTCTCGAGTTCATGTTCCAGTACGTGTCGGTCGATCCGCGGTTCGCGATGGATACTGCCGGCGCCATCGATCACGGCAAGCGGATCTGGGCCAATGCCAGCTACGCGGAGGATATGACCATCGGAGGCGACCAGCACCGCGTCTATTTGCTGGGATGCACCGCGTTCGACGGTACACTCGCCTCGACGTTCATAGCCTCGTTTGTCCGCACCGTGTGCGACAACACCATGCGCGCCAATCTGGCATTGCGTGGCGTGCCTTCGATCAAGCTGCGCCACAACACCAAGTTCGACGCCGACCGTGTCGGCAAGCAGCTGGCGGAGGTGGTCAAGACCTTCGAGGCCTACAAAGCGATGGGCGACGCGATGGCCGCACGTCACGTCGACGAAATGCAGCTGAAATGCCTGTTCAAGAGCGTCCTGGATATCCCTTGGGACACGCCCGTCAAGGATGTCTCTGCCCGCAAGGTTAACCAGTACAAAGCGCTGTGGGACGCTTACGCGCAGACTGGCCGCGAGACGGAACCTGGAACCGCATGGTGCGCACTTAATGGGGTTACTCGTTGGGTCGACCATGATCGCGACGTGCGCGGCAATGGCGCGCCGGCCGATACCGCTCGGTTCACGTCGGCTAACTTTGGGCCCGGCGTCGCCTTAAAGGAAAAGGCGGTTGCGTTCCTCACCGATGAGGATTTGCTCCGCGCCGTCTCTGACAAGACGGCCAGCGACAGCGACGTCGCCGGCATTCTCAAGCAGGCGTTCCGGCCTTCCAAGTTCAATTGACTGAAGCTATTGGCGCGGGCTTGTCCCGCGCCAGTGGCGACAGCCAATCGCGACTGTCGCAACCAGGGATACCAAATCATGATCCGCGTAAACGCTAATCTGTTCCGTATCGCCGCTATGTGCATGTCGTCCGACAAGACGCGCTATTACCTGCAAGGCGTGTTCGTGGAACCGCACGAACGCATGGGCGCCACGTTGACCGCAACCGACGGCCGCTATCTAGTGTCCATTCATGATGACACCGCAGTGTGCGACCAGTCCGCTATCATCAAGCTGTCGCCCGACGCATTGCGGGCTTGCAAGCCGGCTAAGAGTGATCTGAGTTATGTCACGCGCATGCTGTCGATTGGCGACCATGACAAGCGCGCGTTTGTGGTGCTCGAAAGCGGCGAACCGCCGTTCACGGAAGTCGCTGTGTCGCCAGACTGTTTTGTCGACGGTGCCTTTCCGGCATGGCGCAACGTCGTGACGTCGTCACAGACGGCGCCTGACGGCAAAGAGACCGCGCCCGCTTTTGAACAGTCCGTGCTTGGCAAAATGTGCGACGTCGCAGCGGCGCTTAGCAGCGACAAAGGCCTGGTTGTCGTGACTGGCGCCACCACCGGCGGGCCCGCCCTGGTAACCTTCCCGCATGCGTCGCACGCTTTCGGATTGATCATGCCGTTCCGCAAGCCCGATTGTTTCGAGGCGCGATTGCCATGGTGGTTTGCTGCCAAGGCGCCGCCGCTGTTAACTCGCGCCGCGTAATCTCAGAGTCGATTTGGCCCGGGCTTCCAGCCCGGGCTTTTTTTTGGCTCCAAATGCTACAAGCCGTA